GATCGTGATAGCTTGTATGAAGTAAATATCAATCCAATCGCACGTTTCCCTGCAACAGGTGACACCGTGATCTTTGGACAGAAAACTCTTCAACAATCTGCTTCCGCTCTTGATCGTATCAATGTTCGTCGTTTGATGAACTATCTCAAGAAAGAGATTGGAGATATCGCTGATACAATCTTGTTTGACCAAAACGTTCAAGCAACTTGGAATCGTTTCAAGTCTCAAGCAGATATCGTTCTCTCTGAAGTAAAGGCTGAATTTGGCGTTAGCGAATATAAGCTTGTTCTTGATGAGACCACAACAACACCAGATCTTCAAGATCGAAACATTTTGTATGCGAAGGTTTTTGTTAAGCCAGCTCGTGCAATCGAGTTTATCGCTGTTGACTTTGTTATCACTCAAAGCGGCGTAGAATTTTAATCAACACTAATTACTAATAAATAGGAGAATTACATTATGTCATTTTGGACTGAATCATCAACCGAGCCTAAAAGAAATTTTAGATTTAAAGTAGAAATCACTGGCTTCGACGACAACTCTGTCATCTGGTGGGTAAAAAACTTTAAGACACCGTCTTACGATATTTCTGAGACTACACACGATTTCATGGATAACAAGTATTACTTTCCTGGTCGTTTAACTTGGGCTGATTGTACAATGTCTTTAGTAGACCCGGTCTCACCCAATGCTGCACAACTAACTAATAAGATTATTCTAGATGCTGGGTATAAAGTCAAGGAAAAGAAAGACATAGATGCGACTCCAAAGACCATGTCCAAGAACAACTCTGTTAAGGCAACAATAGCAGTTATGGTTACAATTTTGGATTCTGAAGGCAAACTTATAGAGAAGTGGACCCTTAAGAATGCTTGGCTGAAAGGAGCTTCGTTTTCTGACTTATCTTATGATAATGACGACTTGAGAACAATCGACTTGACTTGGCGATACGACTGGGCAGAATGTGAGCACAAAGACGGAAAAGAAGATTTTACAATCACTAGTTAATCTTAATAGAGGTAACACATGAGCTTTTGGACAGAAGCATCTCTTGAACCTAAAAGAAATTTTAGATTTAAAATAAATAACCCACAAACGACTTGGTGGTTTGCCAAGTCGATTGATAAGCCATCGTTTGATGTTTCCAATAGTGAATATCAACTCATCAACCATAAGTTCAAATATCCCGGCATTGTGACTTGGAAAAACATTCAAATCACCCTAGCGGATTTCGCCAAAAAAGGTCCCAACGGTGGTGAAGTACTTCATGAAGAATTGGCTATAATGGGATATACTCGCCCCGATAAGAGTCCAATGAAAGGGATCGGGAAAGGAAACAATTCGGCGGTATCAGACTTACAAATACAACACTTAGATGCAGATGGAACAATTGTGGATGCATGGACCCTTAAAGGAGCTTTTATAATCTCAGCAACATACAGTAAACTTGATTATTCAAGTGATGATATATCTGAGATTACACTTGAAATAGCTTATGACTATGCAGATTATGGAACTTCCGATGGAGATTCGGTTGGTATTGCATCGGAAGAAGCTGCTCAAGCTCAAGCTACAACGTAAATCGACGCAGCATTTGCAGGAGATTCCTTTTTTGCTGACTTTAAATAATATACTGGAGATATAATGGGAAGAAATTCCAATCGTCTGGGATCAGACAATAAACCAGAGCACTCAGATGCTCCACCAATGAGTCCACTAAATTTTGTGGCCCCAACGGAGGTCGTTGACCTCCCATCAAAAGGTCAAGGATATCCAGAAGACCATCCTCTAAACGGGATCGACTTTGTTGAGATTAAATTCATGACCGCAAAAGATGAAGACACGCTTTCAAACCAATCTCTTATAAGAAAAGGGATCGCACTAGAGAGGGTGATGCAAAACATCATTGTAGACGGCGAGATTGACCCTCTAAGCCTTCTTGTGTGTGACCGCAACGCAATACTCATCAAAGCTCGTGCAACGGCTTACGGGGCGAATTACGACGCCGTAGTTAACTGTCCTAAGTGTGCGACAAAAAACATGATGACGTTTGATTTAATGTCGCCAAAGATCGAAGGTGGTCTTGACGAAGAAGGGATGAATATTGTTCATTATGCTGGGAATGGCTTATATCAAACCACAATGCCCGGTACAAAGTTCACGGTTAAGTTCCGAGTCGCAAATGGCGAAGACGAAAATAGAATCATGGAAATGGCCATCCAAGGCAAAACAGTTGAATATGGCGCAGTAGAACAATACAAGAAGATGATTAAGTCAGTTGAGGATTTCACAGAAGAAGAAGTGATCCACTCTTACGTTGACAACATGATCATCGCAGATGCTTCACACTTTAAGAAGTGCTTGAGAAGTTGCACTACAACCGTCCGAATCTCAGAGACTCTTACTTGTAAGAGTTGCTCTAACGAGCAGGAGGTCGACGTTCCTTTTGGAACGGACTTTTTTTGGCCTAACATCTAAGTTCATGGAGGGAGTCTATGAGCAGTTCTTCATTTTGAAACATTTTGGAGGCTGGTCATTGACCGAAGCCTATAACCTTCCAATCGGTTTGAGGAGTTGGTTTGTCGAAAGAATGAAAAAACAGTTCGAAGAAGAAGCCAAAGAAGTTAAGAAAGCCCAAAAGAGACGGTAACGTCCTTTGGGTTTTTGTTTTCGAAGCTAATTAGGGAATAACGAGGGACAACACATGGCGACATATACAAAAGAACAACTGCTAGCAATCATCAAAGGAATTTCCGACGATAAAGATCTTACAAAGGAAGCCAAGAAAGCATGGGGTTCCAAAGGCGCCACATCAAGCATTGACACTGATGCTAGTGGAGAATCATTGGAACTAGAAAAGTCTAGAGCAAAGCTTTTAATGGACTCCGCCAACGCAATGAAGGATTTCACCGCTGCTCGAGAACAAGAAGCAAAGATGATAAATGCGGAGTTGTTACTGTTGGGAGAAAAGATTGGATTAGGGAAGCAACTGGATGAAAATAATAAATCCACCTTAGACAACCTCAGAGAACAAATAAAGGCAGGAAAAGAGCTTAATTCTCTGACTGGTCAATTCGGTGCTGAGTTTGATGGTCTAGTCGAAAAATATACCGATGTGTCTATGTCCCAAGCAAGGATTAATGAATTATCTTCTGAACATAAGAGGACTGTATCAGATCTTGTTGGTGGTATGGGTGACCTTGTTGGTCTTACCGACAAGTTTAGCAACAGCTTTGTAGGAAAAATGGAAAGCGCTTTTAGATTGTTTCAAGACACCAGTGATGATGGACTTGCTGCATTGGACGATTTTAAGGCTAAATTTAAAACAATGTTTTCATTACAAAACATCGCGATGAACATTGGAAGCAAAATCTTTTCCGAATCAATGAAGGTTTTAAACGCATTCGACGAAGGTCTTGCGACATTAGCAGCAAAAACAGGTACTGTTGGCAAGTTTAACGATGTGCTCTACGATACACAAAGAGCAGGAAACTTGCTTGGAGTGTCCATGGAGAGTGCGGCCAATGCGATCATTGCTTTAAATGCGGGAACGTCTCAATTCGCCAAACTATCAAAGCAAACCCAATCAGATTTAGCAATGTCCACTTCACAAATGGAAAAACTCGGCGTTAGCGCCACAGACACAGCAGGTTTCATGGAAAACGCATTTAAAATAATGAATATGAGTGCATCTGAAGCCATTGATACCCAAACAGAATTGGCGATGTCTGGTGTTGCACTTGGTATGACGGCAGATAAGATGATTAAAGACTTCAATGCTGCATCAAAGACTCTTGCTGTATATGGAAAGGGTTCAGTCAAGGTCTTTAAGAGTTTGGCTGCACAAGCTAAGGCAGCTGGTGTTGAAGTTTCGACCTTGCTTGGAATCGCCCAGAAGTTTGACACGTTCTCAGGAGCTGCAGAAGGTGCAGCACACTTCAATGCACTGCTTGGTACTCAATTGTCCACAACACAAATGTTGATGATGACTGAAGATGAGAGAATGAAGACTCTTGTGGAAAGCGTTCAAGCACAAGGTATAGCATTTGGAGAAATGGACAGGTTCACTCAAAAATCTATCGCAGCCGCCGCAGGCATTACAGATATGAATGAAGCTAATAGAATATTCTCAATGTCTTTGGCTGACTATGAAGCAAATGCTCGCGAGATGGAAAACAATGCCGAGGCTCAGCAAAAGTTTGATGACGCGGTACAGGGAACCGTTACGACAATGAAAAAGTTTCAAAACCTCGCAACAGAATTAATCATAGTAGTTCAACCAGCTCTTGAAATGCTTGGAGAGGTCGCAGATTACCTAACAAATGCATTTCAAAACATGAGCAAAGAAACCAAGGAAGCACTTGGAACCGCAGCACTGGCCATTGCTGGTATCTTAACTATCGCGCCACTCTTCGCTGTTGGTGGAGGGTTCATGGCTGGATTAGCCGCCATTGGCCCAGCAATCGCAGGGATTGGGGCCGGAGTAGCCACAGCAGCTGCCGCAATCAGTGGTATAGCAATGACTGGTATTGGCGCAGCTGCCTTGGGAGCTCTCGCATTGGCTGGTGGTGGAATCGCGTTGGCGATGGTTAGCATGTCGGAAAGCAAGGCAAAGATGGCTGAGTCGAATGCAACGATGGTCAGCGAAGGATCAGACACAATTCAAGCCATGGCCGACATTGGAAATGCGGACTTCTCAGGTATCGCAACAAAATTCAAAGGCGTTATGCAAGAATTATCCACAATGGGTTCTGACGTAAAAGTTACATCAACCTTGCAAAACTTAGCCCTGATGAGCACAGGAACAGCGTTCAATCTTACCGGCGCGAAGATCGCAGCCTCAACAACAAACGTAACAGCAAATGTGTCTAACGTGTTTGATGGAATGAAATTGACTTTAGAAGCTGGTGGTCAACAGTTCGAAGCTTACATTAAAGACGTTGCAGCAAAAACAGCAATGACCTAAGGAGGAATAAATGACAAGTTATATTGATAATTATGCGACGAAATCTGGTGGACTTATAAATATCCACGGTATCATACCAAATACGAGTGTTAATTTTTACGCATTCATCACATCATTTAGTGATAACATGACATCGAACTGGAATGAAGAGCAAGTATATGGTAGACAAGATCCGATTGGGACATTTCAAAACACAACAAGAAAGATATCTTTAGGTTTTGATCTGCCCGCTTCTAGTTTAGCCGAAGCTAAAAAGAATTTGACTAAAGTAAACCAAGTAAAACAGTTCATGTATCCTGCTTATCACACAAGTATCGCACCACCGTCGGGATCTACGCCGACTATCACTAGAAACGCTCTATCTCTTGCCAAGGCTCCTCTGGTTCGGTTAAAGTTCGCAAACCTAATTCAAAATCCAAATCCAAGTGCGGAGAGCTCTTCAGTAGGATTGCTAGGGTGGATTGGTTCATTCAGTGCAACGCCAGTCATAGACATGGGAATGTTTAATGAAGGAAGCCAAGAGGACGGAAAGTTCTTTCCAAAAGTTTATAACGTATCTATAGACTTTACACCACAACACGAGTTCGACTTGGGATGGAATTCAGGCGATGGTTCAGCAATCGATACAACAAGCTTCACCAAGTTTCCATATGATGGAGGATCCTAACCATGTCAAGACTTAATTCAAGAAGAATAGCTAAAAACAGAAATGAAATGTACGAAAAAATCTTTGAAGATCGAGGAGTTAAAGAGATACAGCAATTCGCAACGCCTGTCTTATCCAACCCATCTCAAGAAGATATTGATAGAATCCCGACGATCAATCATTATTGGTCTAACGGAGACAAGTTTTGGTATTTAGCTTCCAAGTATATGGGAGACCAATCTTTATGGTGGGTCATCGCAAAACTAAACAAGGCTCCCACTGAGGCTCATCTCACAGAAGGAGACGAGATTAAGATTCCCACGAATGTTGCGGTTGCACTTGAGGTGTTAGGATGAGTAAAGATCTAAGAAAAAGAACTAAAGAACTCTTAAGGGGAAAATTTTCTCCACAAAAGATATCTGCTGGTCCATCTAACTTGATCAATCAAGATATAAAAAACATGCTATTGAATCCGTTTTTTGTTGATGAATACATGGATGCACCGCTAGAGCAAGCGATAGATGATTATTTAGCTCGAAAAGCAATAACAATCTTAGGCCCAGCTTTTGTAAACCCAGAAGACTATAAAGCTGCTGCTTCCCATTGGATTATTAAATCAAAGGATGTGGATCTGCACAATCCGGTCAACAAAGGGTTGTTTGAGTTACTATTGATCGCCACATATTCGGAAAGGAAAATAAATTATATTACCTATGATAATGAAAATCACATAATTTTAAAACAAATCGATCCAATCCGATCCGGTGTTGCAGGAGACATTCTAAGTCAAACCATAGCAAAAGCTATGAAAGATGGAACAGTAGGGGATTTGTTCGTCGATACATTCCTAGGAACACTCATAAGTCAGAGCTATACTTTCAATGATTTTAAGTTAGAATTATCTGAGAAACTATCCGACAAACTTATTTCATCTAGAGATTCTGGATTTCAAGTACAAACTAATTTGTCTCCTGAATTTTTAGGAGAGGGGAAGGACCCTGATGCAGTACAGACCATCATCGATCTCGCCAACGCTTCTTTGTCAGTTTTCCCGACAGTTACATTGGCCATGGCGGCCTATGAAAAACTTGGAGATGGTGAGGGGCCACTGTCCATCAAAACTGACGGAGATAGTGCATACTTGAGCAAAGAATATAAAAATGTGAATGTAACTCACGCTACAACCATACCTGTTGATAAACTGGAAAAATTCAAAGTATTGACAAAGTGGGATACTAACGCCACAATATTTGGAAAGGCAAGTCGACCAGAAGATCAGGATCCAGATGATGTGATATACTACACCGATGAACAGATCGACATCTTCGCAAGAGCGCTGAAAGGAAAGGATATTACTAAAAACCCTTTTAATTTCTATACGGGAGAATTTTATGACTCGTGGGGAATACTTTTTGATAGTGATTACTGGACTGCATTTGCTACTGAGGTTGGTAAAACTAACACCACATTAATCGATATGGCGACAGGACTCTTTCGTAGCAACAATGCTTCAGAGCCCGAAGGTGATTATAGCGGCGTGGCGACAACACCGGTGTGGAAAGGCTTCCTCTTGGAAGACTTCGAAGCGGAAGACAATGATTTTGTTTGGGAGATTCCGGAGATAGGCATAAGTACAGGTAATGCTATTGTTATTTCGGCTGCTGTACTCAACCTAGGTGCGGACAAAATAAATGCTTGGAGAATTGGACAAGTCTTGGCTCAAAATGCGCCGGGGGTCAAATATAAAACCGCACTCGAAACAAAGAAGGCATTCGATCTTCTAGTTACAGCAGGAAAGGTGGGTAGGTACACTACGTTATTAAACAAAGCAACATCAGTCATAAGATGGGTTGCGAGCGTAAAGGGTGCATTGCTTGCTCTCAACCTTGTGATATACGGTGGCTTTGGCTACTCTCTCTATAAAGCAAAGTTTGAAGCCTCACAGTCAGATAGACTAGGAAGAGTTGTCCTAGACAAGTATCAAGAATTTTTTGGTAAAGCCATAGTCGCACTCGCAAATGGCGAAGGTGTCGGCGATGCGTTTCGAAGCTTAATAGACGATGATTTTTTGAAAAAAACCTTATCCATCTTCGCTATAGACAAGGATGTCGAGAGAAGGTTGAGGTTGTGGAATAGGTTTTCTTTTGAATTAAGTAGGGACGAAAGTTTTCTTGATGACGCCA